GTCGGGGCCATGATGCGCCCGCCTGCCGACAGCTTGAAGTGCAGCTGATCCGTCCAGACTGCCCACTCCATGTCTTCACGCTTCGCCCCGGCATTGTGCAGCGGGTAGACAACGCCAATAGGCTCAGGGTTCTGTGGCAGGAACAGCGGCTCGAACTCAATCAGCGGCTCGTGATACAACTGACCGTCTTCCGTCGTGCCGATCAGCAATGCCATCGACCCGAGCAGATAGGTGAGCCGCTCGAAGTGCGTCATGATCTCGTCGAGGTTCTCAAGCCGCTCAAGGTAGCGGGCATCTGCCACGCGGCCCGGTGTTTCCCGATACACGCCAGCGCGCGCATCAATGATCTTGCCCGCCACGGCCTGCACGCTGAAGGGTACCTGCCGGTCGACGCCAGCAGGGAAGTATCGCGCCACATCCTGATTCAGATCAACGCCCCGGTACTGATCGACTGCCCGCCAGCGCTGCGCCTGCTTGCGCGACTCGCTCCCGCCGCCAGTGCCCGCGTAATTCTTGAACGCGCCTGCAATCAGTTCCGGTGTGGGTAACGCGACGATCATGTCAGCCTCCAAAGCGAGAATGGCGGACAACCTGCCGCCTGTGGATCGGGTACATATATTCGATGGCATAGCTCGCAGCGTCCAGCGCGTGCGGATCGCGTGCCTGCTTGTCTATCCGGCCATCGACCGTGCGCTTTGTGCGCTCGCAGTCGTCGATCAGGTGCTTGCACTTCGGGTCAATCGTCATATGCACGTTGCCGTCAGCGTCCTGGAGCATCCGGTTCCAACTATTCAAGCGGTCGACCTGCTCAGGTGCAGCCTTCCGGCCCTCAACCTTGAAGCCGTGATCCGTCAGGATCTGATAGTCCGACTTCGGGCCGCGCACACTGCGGCTCGCGCCGCTCGGATCGGGAAAGATTCTCGTGACATGTGGATACTTTTCCCGCAGCATCCGCGCCATCATGGCCGTGTGAGCGTTTGTCGGGATCACGAGCTCATCATAATAATGCACACGGTCAGCCGCAAGCTCACCACCGATTACAGCGACCATCGGCTCGACATTGAAGTCAAGACCAATCCAAGACTGCGGGGCGGACGGCATCGTTTCAGTTTTCAGCACATGACGTGCCCTATCAAAGTTCCACGCCGCCCGGTTCCCGCCAGTCTCGAAGCTCGCCTCGTATTCCTGCGCGTACAGGATCGGATCCATGTCCCTCCGGGCCGCGTCGACCTCGGCAGGATCCACGAAGGGCGAGTCTTTTGTCTTGTACAGCCAGCTCGCCCAGTCGCCATCATCAGGGTCTTGGCCGAGACGGAAAAAGTCATACATCCGATCATAGCCGCGTGGGCTGCTGGTAAACAGCGCGGGGCCTTTCGACTGCGTCAGCATCGGGCGGATCACAAGCTGCCACATTTCCTGCTTGCGCCACAAAGCGAACTCATCCAGCCACACACGCGACAAGCCGACACCCGGCAAGCCGTCGGGATTATCGGCCCCGTGCAGCTGGATAGCGCCGCCGTTCGGGAACGTCGCCTTCAGCTCGCTGACCGATAGCTGAAAAGCCGACACCCGGCAGGCCGTCCGGATTATCCGCGCCGTGCAGCTGGATCGCTCCACCGTTCGAGAACGTCGCCTTCAGCTCGCTGACCGACAGCGTGATGTCCGGCAGTTGGCGCGAAAGCCAGACGAGCAGCGGCCAGACATTGCGCTTGGCCTGCACTCGGAATGGCGAAACGTGCCAGCGCAGCTCACCAGGCTGGATCGGCTCAGAACAAAGCCAGACAAAGCCAGCATGGGTCTTGCCCCATCTGCGACCAGTGACCAGCGCCTTGAATCGCGCCGGATCGGACACTACTTGCCTAATCTGAGGAGTTAGCTGGATCATTGAAATCGAAAATCTTAATCGGCTCGCTCACCGTGTGTTCGATCACCTGCGCGTTTGGCACCTTGCCTTCAGTCCGCTCGGCGATAAACTGCACGGCCCAGCTATTACCCTTCAGTGCGTACTGATAGACCGAGCGCATGACGGCATCCAGCTTGGTCATCGTCACGCCGCCAGCCTTCACCTCTTCCAGCCCGATCTTTTCCAGGATGTGCTCAATCCTGTAGCGCTTTCGCTTGCGCCCAGGTGAGCCGCTGTTGCCGACAGCGAAGGTACCGTCTGGATTACGCTCAGGCATTCTCTCGCTCCGCTTTCTTTCCTGTCAGCGTCTCCCACCGCTTCACGATCACGTCGCAATACTGCGGGCTGATCTCCATTCCATAGCAGCGTCGGCCCAGTTGCTCGGCGGCGATCAGGGTCGTGCCGGAGCCGAGGAATGGTTCAACTACCAGCCCACCGTCTGGCGTGCTTGATTTGATCGCCCGGCACATCATAGCGGCTGGCTTAGGTGTTGCGTGCCCGTGCCGTTCTTCGCCGGTGACTCGGGAGAACTCCCAGACGTCGGTCATGTTGTCGTGTGTGTTGTCAAAGTAGGCGCGTGTGGCGTAAAAGTCGCGCTTCAACGCGTCGTGGTCGCGCTTGAAGGCGTCGTGGTCGCGCGCGGCGACCTGAATCTTGGCGTAATGCTCTGCGGTGATTAGCGCCCATTGGCTTTTTGTCACCCAGTGTCCGCCCATGTTCGTTCCGGTGATGCGGTTCAGGTCTTTGACGGTCCAACCTGCGCGCTTCATCTCTCCTTCGAGATAGGCTCGGATCGGCTCCCAGCCTTCCCAGTAGTTGTCGGCGTTGTTGTTGAAGCCTTGCTCGCCGAGCATGAAAAACAGGCAGCGCTCGGTTGACTGAGGAAAAAGCCGCAAACCTTCTGCGCCTTGATGACTGATGCCACCAGCACCTGCGTCGCCCTTGCTCCAAACAATCTCGTTCCGTAGCGTCATTCGCTCAGAATCCGCCAGCCCACCGCGATACCACAGCCGCCACAAGTCTGCCGCGTTGCCCCAGATGTAGGCGCTGGCGTTGTCCACTATATGCGGCCTAAACGTTGACCACCAAGCCATTTGGAAAGCGTCGAGCTTGTCGCGGTACAGATTGTCGTTCTGCACGCCGTCCTTCTCTTTGCCCATCCCGTAGGGCGGGTCGGCATGAACCAGATCGGCTTTCGTGCCACCCATCAGCCGCTCGACATCCTCGGCCTTCGTCGAGTCGCCGCAGAGCAGCCGATGCTCGCCGAGGATCCACAGGTCGCCCGGCTTTGTAATCGGGTCTTCTGGTGGTTCCGGCACCTCGTCCTCGACCACTTCCACGCCGTCGCGCCCAGCCAGCTCTTCAATCTCGCCAACATCAAAGCCCATCAGGTCAAGGTCGAAGCCCTCGTCCGCCAGGTCTCCAAGCTCAAGGTTCAGCAGCTCCTCATCCCAGCCAGCGTTCAGCGCCAGCTTGTTGTCCGCGATCACATACGCCATCGCCTGCATGTCGCTCAGATGCGACAAGTACACAGCTGGCACAGTATCGAGGCCGAGCTTTCGCGCGGCCATCACGCGGCCATGCCCGGCTATGATTGTGTTATCACAGCGCAGGAGCACAGGGTTCACAAAGCCGAACTCGCGGATCGACGCGGCTATCTGTGCCACCTGCTCGTCAGAGTGTGTGCGTGCATTTCTCGCGTACGGGATCAGATCTTCGATCTGTACATGTCTAATCTCGTCGATCATGGTTTCTCCCGTCTATATTCGGTGCCTGAACAATGTATTTCCCCGACCTGAAAGTCAATAGGGGCCGAAGCCCCCAAGTCAGAATGGCAAGTCTGCGTTCGTTTCAACGCCCTGTGGGGCTTCCGGCTTCGCAGGCTGCTCAGGATACCGGAGCCTGTCCGCGAGTCGCTCTACGTCGCTGTCAGGGGTATTTACTGGCATTCCAGCCTTTGGGGCCAGCAGTAACACGCCGTATGCGTTCGCCTGCACCTTCCAGCTCTCGCGCTTCTGCCCGTCCTTTTCCCATCGGTCGCACTGCATCCGGCCCTTGACGGCCACGCCAGCACCTTTGACGAGCGCGGCTTTTTGGTTCTCATACGGCTCCCAAAGCACGACGCGGAACCAGTCAGTCTCCTTGTCCTTGCCACGGCTGACGGCAACGCTGAACTC